TTTTACTAATATCAAACTTGAGTTCATCTTCAGGATAAGTCTCAGAAATATACTGATAGATGTATCGGTCATTTCCAGAAATATTGAAACCCTCTACACCATCATACTTTTTAATAAAGTCTCTACACTCTCTTACAGTTCCAGGTTGTACTGCTTCAACATATTCACCATTCAGTGTTTGATACTGTGTATTCTTTTTTGAGGGGACAAAAAGAGTCGGGTAAAACTTCTCACGAGTCATGAAATGTTTTCCATTTTCATAACCACGAACCAAGAAGTGGTCCCCGACCATCTGGACATTTGTATAAAAGCGCATTATGCAGTTAGTTCAAGATACTTTTCAACAATTTCTGGTTTAGGATCTACAATAGTTAAAATACTATCAGAATGAATCATCATTTCTTTTTGATCAGTTACTTCTGGCCAAGGAAATAATTCTCCATCTGAATTAATTTGATAAGGATTAAGGAGTCGGCAATCAGGTTCACCAAGTTCCGATGGAACTTCCTCAATTTCAGTAACAATTACATTATCAATCTTCAGTAGAAGACACTTCACTGTTTTGGACATTTACTTTCTCCTCATACATTTGTTTAATAGTTGTGATTGGTTCTACAATAGTAACAATCCAATCTGGAGGAACTGGAATTTGTTTGTCACTTGTTAGAACAATCCATGGTGATAAAGAAATCTCAACATCTGCTCCATTAGATGTTTTTTCTTCAACCAATAGAATAGATTTTCGAATTTCAATTTTATGTGGATTCTCAAAGAGATATCCACATACTTTATCATCGGAAATCAGTTCTTTAGCATCAGAAATAACTGTCTCACCAGATTTTAGTAGTGCTAGTTTAATTGACATTTTTAGTTTTCCTCTCAAGTCATTATAGCAAAAAAATGGGGGAGCGTCAACTGGTTTTTGCCAGTTGCTCCCCTGCGGCAACAATATTCAAAGGTATTTATTTGAGTTCATAAACTTTCCTTTTCTGATGTTCCGGAATAACTCTATTCAGTTTAATAGTAAGTAATCCATCCTCAAAAGAAACATCTTTAACTTCTACATCATCAGAAAGAGTCCAGGTACGAGTGAATGCTCTCTTTGCCAATCCCTGATGCAGATACTTATCGTCAGAATTACCAGATTTTTTCACTTCCACAAATAGTTTATTCCATTCTGTAGTGACTTCAATATCTTCTCTCTTGTACCCAGCAAGTGCAATTTCCAATCTGAAATCAACACTACTTTCTTTAATTAAATTGTATGGTGGATAGTTGGTATGCGATTCATACGCAGTATCAAACCTCTTAAACCACTCATCCAATCCAATACTATTTCTTTGAATCTCCATCAGATACTTTGCAGTTTCTGGCACTGAGAGTGTAAGCGAACTTGTTCCGAACATAATAGACCTCCTTAAAGCGTCTGTAAGTGAATAATGTCCCCGAAGGCAACATCACTAGTATATATGAAGGAACATAAAAAAGGGGAGTGTTGAACTCCCCACTTTCTTATTCGGTTTCCTCTTCTGTACGCTTCTTTTTGGCACCAATATTATACTTGGTCTCCAGAATCCAATCTCCTTTGTCCTTATAAGCAAGGACTTTGATTTGATTCAGTGGAGCAATATCAGAAATCTTAGAAACATCAACGATTTCTACCAGACCCCAATCTGCGATAAGTTGAGCAATACGATTACGACGCTGAACGTCATTTACCGTAAGATTGGCGTGTTTGCCATCAAGGGCAAACAATTCCTTAAAGTGAACAAGGTAATACCTACCTTGCTTATGAAGAATATGGCAAGATTGGTAAATCTTTTTTTCCTTGCGTGATGCAACTCCAATACGGGTCAAAGTCTCACGAACCTTAAGAAAATCATCGGGTTCGTTGAGAATCACTTCCACCATTTGGTCAGGCGTCCACTTTACTTCAGGTTCTTGAACGACACTCATTTTGTTCCTCCAGTTTCAAATTTCGATTTAATAAATGTTAGTTGTTCTTGGGTAAGAATCCTCAAAGCCTGTTTTGCCTTCTCATTACTATATCCATAGTAACGTTTAACATAATCAAGATCTTTGATAGTATCTTTACGGAGCCAAGGAGAAAATCTCTTTTTAACTCTCAGACTATTTATAAAAAAATCATACTGCATCTTCTTTGGAAGGAAATGATGCTTGTTCATTTCATTAGCATACATCAAACAATCAATATGCCCAGAGAAACAACGATTGATAATGTATGGGGCATAATCCTTCTCAAGTGAAGGGTCTTCATCAATCAGATGCTTCTTTGTTTGGTTGATCGAGTTTAACCAGTCCTTCAATTCCATAATTAAAAAGTAACAATTCTTTTCTTGTTTTTTGTTCGCGCATGTACTCACCAACGGAACGCATCGTATAAGTTAAGTCAAACTCAGCAGCATTCCAGTTCTTAAATCTATCCTTTACGAGTTGATCAGAATTATAACTTACCAACTGGTCCATATCATTATTGTCACAATCGGCAGCAAACTTATCGTGGTCAAATCCTTTGTGCATAGTCCCCTTGCGCCCATAGAGATTATCCTTAATATCATAAGGAGGGTCAAGATACATAAACGCACCCCTGTTTCCATCCATCAGATAATCGTAGGAGTAATTAGTGATACGCCATTTTGCAATCATCTCAGAGTATTCTGGCAATTTATAGATTCCTCTCAAAGAGAAATTAGAGTTACTTGCTTGCTCAGAAAAAGATGAACTTTCTGTGAGACCACTAAAGGAACATTTATTGACAATATAAAAGGCAACAGCGCGATTAAAGTTTGATTGAGTTTTATCGTTAATATGATCCTTTGATTTTAGAAAAAGTTCTCTTGCAAGTTCAGGAGTATTGTTTGCAAGTTTGCAATCAACCAATTCACTCTTCAAATCATATCCAAACATCTGGAGTTGCTGCCAGAAGTTTACCAGAGGTTCATAAAGGTCATTCACCCAAATATCTAAGTTTGGATACTTCTTTGTAATATGAATTGCAACACTTCCACCACCAAGAAATGGTTCCCGAAACTCAGCATAGTCTCGTAAATCAGGAAAGTATGGATCCATCTTGACGCAAGCGCGAGACTTACCGCCAGGATACCTAAGGGGTGTTTTAAGAGATTTCATAAGTCTTAGGGTGAAAATTACAATACTCATTAAACACAATCTTACACTCCTTATGAGTAAGATTGCAATGCTCTGCTGCCTTTGGAAGATTCCACTTAGCAGTAAAAAGCATTTCCATTGCTTCTCTAGTTTCAGGTCTCATTGGAACTCACACTCACACATAATCTCTGTAAGTGCTGCTAGGAGGTTAATTTCTTGGTCAGCAACGAACGCAATTTGATATTGGTACTTAGCAATAATAAGAACGGCAGCAGGGATAGTTTGGGGTGAAAGACAACTATAACAGGAGTCATAAATCCTGCGAAGAATGACAGAAGAATCGTTGTCCAAGTTGGCGACCACCCACTTTCTGACTTCAGCAAAATTCTTATCTTTGAGATGAGTGATGAGATCATTTACAGCAATGTCAGAAAAAGACGCAAGAATACCACTATCTATTTCACCACCCACAGAGTACCTCTGGCACTCATTAAGTACTCTCCTCCAATCGGGAAAGTGCTTATTAATTAGTTCTGCAAGGACTTTAGGATCGTATCGTACACCTTCCGCATCCAAGATGTTTTGTAGACGCTTGAAGAAGAATCCTGCCAACTGAGTTTTTTCCTTTCCCCTGATTCCAAACTCGACGACAGCACATCGGGAGTGAAGTGGTTCAATGATTTTGTTTTTGTAGTTGCAGGTGAAGATGAATCGGCAGTTACCAGCAAACTCCTCAATAAACGCCCTAAGGAGGAGTTGTACGTCGTTCCCCGTGTTATCTGCTTCATCAATGATGACGACTTTGTGCTTAGCATCTGACGAAAGTGAGACGGTCGAAGCAAAGTTCTTCGCATTGTTTCTGACAGTATCGAGGAATCTACCCTCGTCGGATCCATTGATGACATAAAAATCTACTCCTAACTCATTACATAGTGCCTTTGCTACTGTGGTCTTACCAACTCCTGGAGGACCGGCAAGTAGCATATTTGGAATTTCACCCTTATTTAGAAAGTCACTAAACGTCTTTTTAATATTCTCAGGGAGAATACAATCTTCAATAGTCTTTGGGCGATACTTTTCTACCCAAATAAAGTTAGAACTCATAATCAAATCCAATCAGGTTTGCGAGAAGGCATACGGAGATAGTTGTCCGCAACCCAGGGTTTGGAAGCAATATACATTTTGTATGCAGTGAATGTATCAATGCTTGTGTCAAGTTTATACTCATCAGGCATGGCACGAACGAACTCAGTCACCTCAGTAATCTTTCCTTTGGGGAAAAGATAGTAGGCAGACAGTAAAGTATTGTAGCACGAATGGATCTTACCATAACGAACTGAATACTCATCACATAAATTCATCCCGTGCTTAATTAACCAGTAGGCATTGTGAATTGATTCTGCTGCCCACTTGGTGCAGGGATGATTACGAAAAGCACCCTTCTCAGTGCTGTAAGGAGTTCCATCAGACTTGGGAAGAGTGCCATAGTTATTATACCATTTAGATGCCACAATAGAAAGCATCTGGCAGCATTCAAGGGGCATCTTAACGATATGTTTGTCAGGAAGACAAATTGCAGATTCGGCAGGAAATTCGTTTGTGACGAAGATGTTCATAATTAAAAACAGAACTTTTTCAAATAATAAAGAACTTGTTCGGGTTTGTCTTCCAGAAAATATGCCTCTGATTCATATACAGGATAAGCACCACCAACCTTTACTGAACGAACTACATCATTCATTTTGTAAGGATCTAAAGAAACATTTACACCCAGTTTTCCATTTTTACATGCTTGTGCTACATGAACTGCTTCATGATAAACTGTCTCATTTACATAATAATCAACTGGACTCACACCATTTTTAATATTATTCAAACAAATTACAAAGTTAGGGGTTTGAACAATTCCCATCAATTCTTTATTGCGACAGATGGGAGCATTTTCCTTTATATTATAATTTCTCTGCATAATAGCACTAACGATTTGCTGCCCAACAGGAGTCAAATAGAGAAGAAATTGTATCATCCGAAAGTAGAATCAGGTTCTAGAGCAACATAATACTGCAGATTGTACTTGGTGTTGCTGAATTGTGACAAAAGTTTTTCTGACACAACTACATCATAAGCACCAGGAATAATCTTGATGTTCTCAACCTTGAAGTTGAAGGTGAACTCTTTATCAGTCTCACCGACGACGATGGAGTATTCGTTGGAAGTATCATTCTTCTTATCACGAACCACAAGACGAATTACACCTGCTTCCCCAATAGCAGAAAGGTCGGGCAGTTGATAGACTGCTGCTGCCTTGAGAAGTTTCTCCAAAGAAGCATGTTCAAGTTGAAAACAAACATCTTGCGAAGGAAGCTTGATTTCTTTTTCGGGAGGCGAGATAATTACATTAGGGTCTGCATAGAAATACTTGACCCGACGCTTACCCTCACGAATTGTGATGTAAGAATCATTTGTAAAATCCAGTTCAGGAT